ATTAAAAGACAAAAGAAAAGATAGGTATTCTATAAATCCTGAAAAAGAAATTAACAGTACCAGGGCTTGGAGAATAAATAACCCAGATTATAGTATAAGCTATCAAAAAGAATATAGAAAACTAAATCCAGAATCTAAAAGATCCTCTGAAAGACGTAGACGTGCTAATAGATTTAATAATGGATTTGAGTATTATAAAGAGTCTGAGGTATTAGATCTTTATGGGTCTATGTGTCATATATGTAATACTGATATTGACTTGTCCGCCCCAAGACTATCTGGCGTATCTGGATGGGAAATTGGTCTACATATTGACCATGTTGTTCCTTTATCTAAGGGAGGAACGGACACTCTCGATAATGTCCGCCCAGCCCATGGCTCATGCAATGTAAAAAAACACGCAAATCCCCTTTCCAAATAATGGCTCTAATGCTATAATTAAAGAACCTAACAAAGGAGAATATATGTCATTTGAGACATTGAAAGTAGCAGAACTCAGAAAAATTGCAGAGGACTTTGCAGTTGATACTGATGGACTAAAGAATAAGACCGATATTGTTGCCGCTCTTACCGAAGAGGGAGTAACTTGGTCTGTTTACCAAAAGACTATTAAGGATATTGAGAAGGCGGCAGACGAATTCAGCGAAGATTCAGAAGAGATTCTTCCAAGATTCAATCCTGATGCTCAACCAGAAAATACATTACTAGTTAGAATGACTAGAGAGAATTACAGATATGATATTCTTAACTATACGTTTACAAAAGAGCATCCTTTTGTCGCAATGACATCAGAAGACGCTCAAGAAATTTTTGACAAGGAGGAGGGTTTCCGCTTAGCAACTCCAAAGGAAGTTCAGGAGTACTACGCTTAACCTTTATTAAATGGAAATTCTAGTAGGTTCAAATTCACCAGTAACACACAAAGTGTTTTGGCAGGGGCAACTAACTGACTCAGACAGTCTTCCAGTTGTTCGGCTATATGATATTACAGAAGATCCAGCGATAGTTCCAGCCATCAACCCTGGAACAATTCTTGCAACATTAACGGCAGTAAAATCTGAAGTAGATTCAGGCACATATTCTGTATATATTCCATTAACATATACAGATAGACAAAGACAACTTAGGTTGAATTGGTCTTACACAGTTGGTTCAGTATCTACAGAAATAAACCATAAGGTTTATGTGCAAACTCCATATACGGATTTGAGTCAAGCAATTGATTCTTTAGGATTGGGGTCTGATTTTTCAGATCCTAATTCTAAATCTTATGCTGAATTATGTAACGCTGAAAGATATGCTAGAAAATTAATTGAAGCTTATACAGGCCAGCAATTCTATTTATATGATGATGTGCAAATTGCATATGGATCAGGCTCTGATGTTTTACCACTGCCATATAAGTTAGCAGAAATTCATGAGCTATATCAAAATGATATATTATTAATAGCCCCCTTAAAAGATATCGATAATTGGAACTATAATACAATTATTTCAGAAAGCGGATTTGGAATAAGAATAAATAGAGCCGATATGCTTGATAATACTGTCTATACAGCAAATGGTATGGTTCCTCCTTCAATAAATGATACATGGAATGGAGTCTTTGCAAATGGATCAACATATAGAGTTCAGGGAAGATTTGGATGGGAAGAAGTTCCAGATGAAGTTGATCTAGCATGTATTGAATTAATGAAAGATTATTTTTCAAAGGATAAAGTTTGGCGTAACAAGTACATGAAGTCAATTCAAACATTTGACTGGAAATTCGAGTACAATTCTGGTACATATTCAGGAACTGGTAATCTATATGCAGATCAACTACTTCTACCATATGTTATCAATAAAATGGTTGTAATCTAATGTATGATCTTGTTGACTCTATTCTTAGCATGTATATGGATGTCTACAGACCGCTTGACTTACAAGACCCAGACACTGGATCAATAAAAAAAGAATGGCAGTTTGACAGAACAGTTTCATGTAGCGTAAAAGGAAATATTAGCAACTCTTCTTCAAGCACTTCGGGAGACAAACAAACTTTCTCTAATAAGTATAAAAATGAAGAACTATTACAAGTTAGAACATCAGAAAAAATAACTTTAAGAGAAAAAATTACCAACATTAGAGACTCTGAAGGAACCGTTATTTGGGAAGAGTTAAATTTCCCTACCAATACCCCTACAGTCTATGAAGTAATGGGAACAACTCCAATAACAGATCCTTTTGGCGGAGTTCTAGGATATAATCATACTGTTAAAAGATCGGAAAACCAGAGAATTGGATAATAGCGCAGTCCTAGTAACAGCAGCCAGCGGTTTGCAAAAAGGCATGTCTGGAACTTCGGGTAAGATTTTAAAAGATAGTACGGTTGCACAAATATCTGCAGCAGTATATTATCAGGCACAGGTTGTATCAAAGATAACAACTAATAAGCAGTTTCAAGATAAATTTCAATCAGTTATATTTAAACAGTTAGAGAAAGATTTTGGCCTATATGTAGACTCTCAGGCTAGGGTTAATCCTAAATCACTTCACCATGTGTATGAGTGGAATAAGACTGGAAACGCAGGATCAAGGCTATTTGATTTAAACGTAATAAGTTCATCGGGCCTTTCTTTTAAAATAAAATCATCATTATTATTATCAAAATCTTCAGTGCCAAATAGTTTTGGTAAGAGTAGATATGTGTTTTCTAAAAAAGCTTCTGTCATGGAAGCTGGAATGCCCTTAGTAATTCGCCCAAGGGCCGCAGAGCGCTTAGTATTTGAAACTAGTATTGGAGTAGTGTATATGCCTAAAGGGGCTTCTGTGACCGTTACAAGGCCTGGCGGAGGCAAGGCAACTGGAAGATTTCAAATTGCATATGCTCAGTTCTTTACAGGAAATCTAGTTAATTTATCAATTAAGAATTCAGGGTTTCAAAGACTATTTAATTCATCTTTAACTAAAGCAATGAAGTTGCCATCAGATATTAAAAAGGTTAAATATTCATTTTCGCCAAATACATTAAATATGCAGGCAAGTTCAGCAATTGCCTCAGCATTTGGAGGTGCAGTATGACAGACTATAAAGCAGACATAATGCTTGATTTAAGGAAGTACTTGTGGGCACAATTAAAGTCTAACAATATTTTTGCAGCCACAGACTATTATTCTGAGAATATTGGGCAAGAAATTGTACCTATTATTCCTGTTCAGCAGTCTGCAGAAATGAATCAATTTTTGAGCGGGAAGAAACACATAGTCTATGACAAGATAGGGCTATCATATGAGGACAACTGGGCAATATGCTGTGAGCAGATTATGTTCACTATATATTCAACAGATGTTTCAGAGATCAATGAAATTAGAAACTTAATGACAGATCTATTCAGAAGAATGGATGATTCGGCAAGGGATGCTAATGCCTATTCTGGCCTATCTAACAAGTTCAAATTCTTTAGTATATTTGTTGCCGATATATCTCCAACAACCCCATCTGAAGAATTAGCAGGATTTTTGTCTACCGATGTGATTCTTGAGGTCAAATACGCAAGACATCTAGACTCATTAGGTAGATTCCTTTAGTTTGCCTTTGGGCGCATTATACTCTATTATTGTACATAGAGGGAAGGGCCTAGCCAGCCAAGATTTAATGATTTACAACAATATATATATATTTTTATAAATAGGAGGAAAATAACTATGGCACAATCCGTAGGTAATGCTAAAAACATTCTAGTTGGCGCATCTCCATTGTTCTTGTCAACTATTGACATTAACGATTCAGATTACATCGCTAACGCAGAAGCAGGCGTCGCTATTACAGCAGGCGCAACAACAGTAGGAGTTCCAGCTTTCGTATCTGGAGCATCATACGCAACTACGCTTAATAACGTAAACCAAACAGCAGGACTTTTTGGATACCGTAACGTTGGTTTTACCAACAATGGTCTTCAAATTACATATAACCCAACATTTGATTCAGTAACAGTTGATCAGCTACTTGATACAGCTAAGCTTTTCAAGTCTGCAATGGAAGTTATGATTGCAACAGAAATGTCAGAAGGTACTCTAGAGAACATTGTAACAGTGTTCGGACAGAGCTCAAGCACACTTTCAGCAGTAACAGGAACAGGCGCAACAGCTAAGCAAGAGCTTGGTCTAGCAGCAGGTTCCCTTGGTGCAGCTCCAACAGAGCGTCAATTAATTGCAGTCGGACAGGCTCCAACAGCAGGTTCAACTTCATCTGAGCGTGTATATTATGCACGTCGTGTTTTGTCTGTACAACAGTCACAGCACTCTCTTGCACGTACAACTGCAACTACATTCCCAGTGACTTTCCGTCTTCTACCAGATGCTAACTACTCTGGCTCAGAATACGGCAAGATTATTGACCGTGTATTAGTAGCATAATAAATTCAATTTATTAATGAAAACCCCCAGGAAACTGGGGGTTTCTCATTTGTGTCGATAATACCTATATGTTATAATAATTAAGACTAGATCCTAGGAGGATTAAATTGGCAACTACGATATACAGCACAGAAGAAGTGAAACTACAAAACGGAACAACCGTTACTTTAAAACCATTATCAATTAAAGAGCTAAGAAAATTTATGGCAGTTATTCAAAAAACTGCAACGGCTGAAGATCAGACTGAATCACTAGATGTACTTATTGAGGCCTGTGGAGTTGCTCTAGAAAAGCAAGTTCCAGATCTTGTTAAGGATAGAGATGCGTTTGAAGATGCGTTGGATATTCCAACAATCAATCGCATTCTTGAAATTTGCGGTGGAATTAAGATGGACGAAGAGTCCTCAAATTTAACTCAGGCGGCGGTTCTAGCTGGGATGAACTAGATCTAGCTGCCTTAGAAGGAGAGGTTTTTCTTCTAGGACATTGGCGGAGTTACGATGACCTAGAGTCAAATCTTTCAATGCCAGAACTCATTCAAACTTTAAAAGCAATATCTAAAAAGGAAACGGAAAGCAGAAAGTTTACCGCAAGCCTTAAGGGTATTAATTTAGAAGATGATACAGAAAAAGAAAGCAGTTCTACCTTTGAAGATGTTCAAAGAAGGGCTCTGGGAATACAAGCAAGTGGAGACGATGTAGTTTCACTACAAGGACAATTTGCAGCAGAGTCTGGATTTGGAATTGGAGTAGGGCTAGGATATGTTAAGGAGTAAATACTGATAAATGGCTGATGAGAATATAGTAACAAACATAGTCGCTAATGCCGACTTCTCAGGTCTTATTGCAGATGTTAATAAGGTAACAGCCTCACTATCTAAATTACAAGCACAAATAATTGCTTCTGACGCAAAACTTGCAAATCAAGTTTCTGTAATGAATCGTTCATTTGGAGAAAACCTAAGACGAACTGGACAGTTTGCAACACACTTCGTAACATTGACATCAGATGTTGAAAAGTTTGGCAAGAACCTTGACTCAGGTCAACTTAAGTTAAAGAATTACTTTCAAACATTTCAACAGCATACAAAGACCCAAGGCGGATTAATTAGAGAACTTGCTAAGCAGCAAGTAGCACTACAAAATGCAATTGTCCAACCCCTTGGCAAAAATGCCCAGGGGTTGATGCAATATAGCGTTCATATTCCTCAAGGGCTTGATGCCGTAAAGAACAAGACAGCATTAGCAAGACAAGAACTTCAGATAATGAATAAGGTTATTCAAGATGGCGGAGTACAACTTATTAACTGGGGTAAGAATACACAGTGGGCAGGTCGTCAGCTTACAGTAGGACTTACAGTTCCTTTAGCGGCATTTGGAATGGCGGCAGCAAAATCATTTAGAGAAGCAGATGCAGAACTTACAAGACTTACAAAGGTTTATGGAGGAGTTGCAGCAACTTCTAGTGCCGATCTTACAAAAATTAGAAATGAAGTATCGGCTACAGCAAAAGAATTAGCAAAGGCATACGGAACATCATTTAAAGAAACAATCCAGCTTGCTGCGGACGTTGCCGCAACTGGTAAAACTGGTAATGATCTTCTAGGGTCAGTAAAAGAAACTACTAGATTAGCAGTACTTGGTGAAGTTGATAGACAAGATGCAATGAAGGCAACTCTTGCAATTCAAAATGCATTTAAACAAAATACAGAACAGCTAACTGAATCAATTAACTTCTTAAACTCAGTTGAAAACCAAACCTCAACAAGCCTTGCAGATTTGATTGAAGCAATTCCAAAAGCTGGTCCAGTTGTTCAAGGGCTTGGAGGAAGCGTAAAAGATTTGGCTTTATATCTAACAGCAATGAAAGAAGGCGGAATAAATGCATCAGAAGGTGCTAATGCTTTAAAGTCAGCACTTGCGTCATTAATTAATCCAACAAAGGTTGCACAAGAGTCATTTGGAGCAATGGGAATAAGTTTAAAGAATATTGTTAATGATAATGCAGGAGATTTAACAGGAATGATTTTAGAGCTACAGTCTGCTCTTGACTCTTTAAATCCATTACAAAAGCAACAGGCTATTGAGCAGTTATTTGGTAAATTCCAATTTGCAAGAATGAACGCTTTGTTTGAGAACCTTGGAAGACAGGGAAGTCAAACTTTGCAGGTAATGGATCTTATGAAAACAAGTTCACAAGATTTAGCAAATGTGGCAAGCCGAGAGTTAAGTCTTGTTACAGAGTCCGCATCTGGAAAATATAAAAGAGCGGTTGAGTCCCTAAAGGCAGATCTTGCTGGAATTGGCGAAGAATTTCTTAAGGTTCAAACATTTTTTGTTAATGTAGTAGATAGCATTGTAAAATTTGTTAGCAAGCTTCCAGCCCCAGTAAAAACTATTTTAACACTTGTTACAGGGCTTACAGCAATTATAGGTCCAGTTATTATGTTAACTGGTGTTCTTGCAAACTTCTTCGGATATATTATTAAAGGCGCTTCACACTTTAGATCTTTATTTAAAGGAGGAGAAGGCTGGAAGATGCTTACTCCAGAAATTTTAGCAGCATCAAAAGCAGGATCACTTGCAGAGGCAACATTTTACAATGACGCAAAAGCAGCAACAGTATTAAAAACAGCAATACAAGGATTAATTGCAGAATTTACAATTCTTGAACAGAAGGCAAAGTCTGGACAAATATCGGTATCGCCTGCATTTACAACTATGGGAGGAACAATTGTTGCAGCAGGCGGAAGACAGGTTAATCCAAATCATCCACTACTAAGTCCACAAGATACAAGATCTATGTCACACATGAATCCAGTAGCTGGAATGACAACCGATCAAAGATCGGCACAAACTATTTTTGGCGTAGTCCCAGGAGCTCCAAAAGTTAATCAAAAAATTGGTAACAATCCACAGATATATGCAGAAGGAGATTTGCCAAAGATTCCAGGACTTACTTCAATTGGAGGCGCATCAACTGGAGTTGTTGCACAAGAGGCGGCTAAATGGCATGCAATGACAGGCGCACTTGCTATGCAATCAGATACAGAAATTAAATTGCTTAAGCAAGAAGTTTCAAGAACGGGATTAATAACAAACGAATTATCAGCATCTTATCAAGCATTGCTTCCATCAATGACATCTCTTATTAAAAATGCAGCAACTGAATCTTCAGCAATTGTTGCACAATTGCAAGCGGGGAAAATAACGGTAGATCAAGCAAGAGTAAAAATTATTGCATTAAATGCACAAGTAGAAAAAATGATTGCTGGGGCAGCAGTAGACATAGCTGGACAACAAGGAAGAAGTATTAATTTAACATCAGTGCCATTGTTAAATCAACCAGTAGTAAATAATGCGGGCAAGTCTAATATGAAAGAATTGTCTCGTCCAGGAAGAACAAGAAATCTTCTGAATCAAATTGCACAAGGATTAGGAGTTAAGACATTTGGAGCTCCATATAGCACTGAAACAACTATTCCAAAAAGAATGGCAACGGGAGGAACTGTACCAGGTTCTGGGAATACAGATACTGTTCCAGCAATGCTTACTCCTGGGGAATTTGTAATAAATAAAGAAGCCACGGCTGCAAACTTACCATTACTTCAAGAGATAAATGGACAAGGATCTAATGGCCCTATGTACAACCTGGGATCTTCTGGACCAGTAAAAGAAGGATGGGATGTTAAGACTAGCGGACTTAGCGGTCAAGAAGTACTTAAAGTTTTGCCAGGATTTACTGGGGACTTATCAAGAGTTTATAGTTTAAAGGGAACAGCTGGGCTATACATTGGTGATATTACCGATCCAGCAATATTAGAAGAATTTGGCACACCAAAACAAAAAAAGGCTGGAAAAATAACTAGACAAAGTCTTAATCTAAAAATGAAAAATGGTTCTATACCAGGGAGACTTTTAGCAGCAGCAATGAAGTCATCGGGTAGCATTCATAGAGGGTCTACAGAGCAATTTTTAAGTTCTCTTGCATCAAACGGTATTATAAGCAAAGTAGAAGCAGAACAAACATCTAAATTAATATATGATAAATATCTTGAGGTATTAAATAGACAAGGTACTAGTGTTGGTGATGCTAATAATGATTACTGGAAGTTAGCAAATAATAGAATAAAATCTACAGTAGGAAATAATCCAGAAGTTGCACATCTATGGGATCAATTTTCTCAAAATGTTGGAGCACACACTGGAGACACAACAAGCAAAGCAAGTAAGTCTGGAGCAAGTACCAGTGCACTAGCTCAAACATTAACTACTACGGATGGCAAAAAGATTAAGGTTGGAACACTTGAAGGATCAGGTGGAGCGTTGTTTGCACATGCAAAATCTCCAGAACCTTTTATGTCAAGACTTGCAAAATCTGGTTTAGGCAAATGGGTATTTGCTGCTGGTCTATCAAGAGGAAGAGGCGCTTCTGGACCTTTAGCAGCACTTCCAAGAAGAGCTAATAGGGGTGGAAGAATTGGATTTAATTCTGGAGGAATGGTTCCAGGATATATGTCGGGTGGGCAAGTTAAAGGCTATCGAATGGGTGGCATGGTAGCGCAGATGGGTCTAGGAATGCTAGGTTCTATGGGAGGACAAAGCCTAGGACAAAGCATAGGTGGGGACATGGGCGGAAGCTTAGGCGGTATGGCTGGATTTATGCTTCCAGGAATGCTTATGGGAGGCAGAGGTGGATCAGAGCTAGATATCTCAAGCAAGTTAGAAAAATCAGTTTTTGCAAATAATAAGCTTGGTCAATCTCTTGCAGGTACTGTTTTTCAAGGCGGTAAGTTAAAATCAACTCTTGCACAGGTGGCTCTTGGATTAACTAAATTTAATCTTGTTACTGGAGTTGCTGTTGGAGTGGCAGCAGGACTATATACGGCATACAAAAAAAATCAAGAACAGCTCAAATTAAATGCTTTAGGTTTTGGTTTAACGGCAGAATCTGCAGGCAAAGCTGGCTTAAAGTATGTAGACTATAATCAAAAAATTAAAGATAGTATTCAAAAATCAAAAGACTTAATGGAAGCTAATAAACTTGCGTATGAAAGCATGACTCAAGCTGGTATTCCAATTAAGATGACAATAACTGAGTATGGAAAATTAAAAGAAGAAGTAAAGAATGTATACTCAGAACAAATTAAATTAATTAACTCAACTAAAAAAGCAGAACTAGGTGACGTTGCTGTAAGATTAAAAACACAGCTAATGGCCGCTGGAATGACAGCAGAGGAATCAACTAAGAAAATTTATGCAATGCTATCTCTTTCAAAAAATTCTGGATTGGCTGCAGCATCAACTGTAGGAAATAAAGACTTTAATGCAATAACAGATGCAAAGACAGCAGCAGGAGGATCACTTAAATCATTTGATACTGCAGTTAGACTGGGAGAAGCGCAATCTCAAGCATCCGCATTAAATACATCATTAACTGCAATTGATGCTGGAGTAGATGAAATTGTTAGAAAAAGCGAAGAAGCTGCAAGAAAAGATAAAAGCAATAAGACCGAAGCAATAAGCAGGCTTGACGCAGAAATTCAGATGATGGATTATCTAAATACTAGTAAGTATAAGCAGGTTACTCTTACAAAACAAGCTATTTCTGAAATGGCAAAATCAAATCCTGCTATAAAAGAGCTTGCAAATAATACAGATACAGTACTAAGTATTTTTCAAAAATTAAGATTGCAGGCTGCAGGACTATCAGGAGATTTATCAACATTAAATGCCGCACAAGCACAAGCTCTATATAATTTAAGCAATGTAATATCCAAGCAAGTTATTGCCAATAACAAGAGTTCAAATGGTTTGCTTTCTGACGAGTATAGTAAGCTAAAAACTTTAGAATCTCAAAGGGCTGCAGCCGCAAGATCCATGGCAGGCCAAAGCGTTAAATCTCAAATTGACTCCAAGCAAAGACTTAAAGATTTACAATCTCAGATTGATGCAACCAATAAATTAGCAGACTCTAGAATTAAAGCCCTAGATGCTTCAAAAGCAGAAGCTGATTTAAATCGTGAGATGCAGTCTGCTAAGCTTGAATTACAATTTGCAGAATCTACAGGAAATACACAGCAAGCTGCACAAGCAAGACTTAGATATCAATCTGCGCTAGAAAGCATACAAACTGAGGGGCAGAAAAAATCAATACAGGCAGCAGCAGATAAAGCCAATGCTGCGCCGCTAGCAGAAATTAAAAAAATTAATGATGCTAATGAAAAAATTTCTAACGCTGCTGCGCTAGCTGCAGATAGCATTACGGTTTTTGATAAAAAAATAGCAGCACTGACATTAACTATTGATAATTTAAATACAGCACAAGCTGCATATGAACTAAACCTTCAAAAATATCTTGCTGATAACCCAGGAAAAACTAGAGCAGATTATCAAAAAACATCAGAAGGAAGAGAGGCTGCAGCTGGACTAGTAGCCCCAACAATCGCAGCTGGAGGGAAAGTAGCAAAAGCAAATGCTGGCTATCCAGGAAAAAATGGATGGGTTGATGCAGTTACCCCAGGGGGATCTGCTGCAGATTTTGCAGCAAAAGCATTTACAGTTACTAATTTTTATATTAATAATAAGTCTTTAGAAGAATACTTAAAGGCGACTGGCATGGGGGCAATGGGATCAACTCCAACTTCTATTCCAAAATCTTCAGCCGCAGGAAGTTATGGCGGAGGAACTTATGTTAGCCTTTCACAACTAGAGCAGTCTGGAGCAAAAAAGAAGTTCTCTGGTCCTGGAGATAGAACTGGAAGTTATGTCGGTTCATCTTTTACAGATCCAAAAGGACAGAAGTGGGTAGTCACTGCTGATGCTGGGTATGCTGGATTTGCTGTTAAAAAAGCTGGATACGGAATGAAAGACATTGATCCTAGAATACCTACAATTGTTGGAGATAGAGGGCCAGAATTAATATTTGGAAATATGGTTATCCCTAATTTAGCAGATGTACCATATGCAAGCCCAAGCTATAATGTTCCATCAGCAGCAAAACAATTGTCTTCGGTTGGAACAAATTCAGGAAACTCTAGCGTTGTAGTAAATCAATCATTTTACCAGGCACCTGGAGAAAATACAGATGCATTTATGCGTAAGGTTACGCAGGCTACCGTTGCAGCAATTGGAAAAGATGCTAAAATTAATAGATCCCAAATCGGAGAGAGTAGGTCAATATAATGGCAATAACGTTACCAGTAGGCTCAGTTTTATATATAGACACCTCATCTAATGATACTCCTGTATGGACAAAATTAACTGAGCATAATAGAGATGCTGTCAGCATAGATAATAATAGAATTGAAAAAACACAAAGAATGGCTAATGGAACATTAAGAAAGATGTTTGTGGCGGACAAAAAGAATATATCAACCTCTTGGCGAATGCTGCCATCATATAGTACAATGACTGTAGATAATGGATATGGGGCTGTAGACCTAAAAACATTTTATTTAAATAAAGGCACAGGCTCATTTAAGATAAAGATATCATATAATGGAGTTGCAGGAAGAGATGAAATTTTAACAGTTGTATTTAATCAATGCAGCAATACTCTTGTAAAAAGAAATGTTAAAGAAAAGACATCAGATGCAGCCCAAGAATTTTGGGATGTTAGTATAGGCCTGGAAGAGGTATAATGCTAAGTAATACAACAGCATTAGATGCTATAAATAAATCTATTTCTTATTCATCCACCCCTTACTGCTGGCTTGAGTATAATATGAATGAATTGATTGATGGAGCAACCGTAACTGCATCAACAGATGTTTCTACATCTTCTGGAGATACTCTTCCATTTAAAAAGCTGTTTCCAGTTAAAACTATAATAGATCCCCGCAGACCCAAAGCGGCAGGAATCAAATACTTTATAATGAACAATAGCGTTACTCAATCTTCATCTGTTTATTCTTCATCAAAAGATATGACATATAGATTATACTATCCAGGAGACAAGGTTCAATATAAATATTGGGTTAGCCAAAGAGCAAGCTCATTTTCCGTACCTGGATGCTTGCTTACCGTGTCGTATCCAAGTGCCAAAACAGCGTATACAAATAAAATTACTATTAAATTTGAAACATCACACTGCAAGCCATCCGTATGGACGGTTAAGATTACCAACCTATCTGGAGTAGAAACAACAATTTCAAGCAATGCAGCCGTACCAGATTCTGGTGTTGTAGACTTATACTATAATGGATCATCTTGGAGTACAACAGAATTTACAACTCCATCAGCACCAGTAGGCATACAAACTTTAAAGGTAGAAGTAACTACAATAAACGTAGCAAATGAATACGTAGGAATAATTGAAATTGCTGCTAAGTATGTAAAAGATGTTACGGATCGAATTGTTTCTTTTGATGTAAAAAAAGAATCGTCAAACGCTTCAGATGGCATAACTCCAGTAGGATCGGTAACTGCAAATTCATTTTCTATTAACTTAAACTGCTACGATGGCTCAGCATTAATATATGATAAAACTTTTGCTTTTAATAAAGATAAAATAAACCTATATAAAAATATTATCATAAAACCATTTATTAAAATAAATGGTTCAAGCAATATACCGTATGGAGTATTTTATTCTACAGAAGATTTTTCTGTATCAGAGTTTGGAGATGTATCAATATCTTCTTTGGATGGAGCAGGACAATTACAAAAAATAATAGCACCCGATATATTGATGAGAGATTATTCTTCTCAAGCTATTATCAGAAGACTGTTAGATAGCATTGGTTTTACAAACTATAAATTTAATGTTGTATCTCCAGATACATCTACAATAACCCCAACATTTTACTATACAGATAGCACAAAAACCATGTGGCAGCATATACAAGATCTATGTAGTGACACACAAATGATTGCAGTATTTGATGAAAATGATATATTACAGTTTTATACAAGAGAGTATATATTTTCAAATAAAACCTCAAATTATAAATTTAGGTTTAGTGCCTATGGTGAAAACCAACCAAATATAATTTCTTTAACAAAGTCAACAATACCTTCTGCTAAAGCTATTAAGGTTAGGTATACACCACAATTAACCTCACAGTATTCGCAAACAGCAGATCCAGTCTATGAGTCTGGGATAATTAAATTAGGAGCGGCTGCATTAATGCAAACTCTTAGCTCAACTACTGGCGTAGGTGGATCAATAATTACAGAGCCAGTAACTTTTCTCGAAGACGGCGTAGATAATGTTTTTAATCAAAAAGCAGGATACCTTTTACTAAATAAAGAAATTATAGAATACGATGCAATTAAGTATCAATATCAAGTATTAGGTACAGGCGTTCCTGCCTATCAATGGATTACATCTGATGTGGATGTAGCAAAATATCAAGGACTTTCTATTCCTGGAACATTTAAACCCATGGGTGAATTTAGAATTAAAGAGAGAAACTCTTTTGGGTTATTACCCGCACCAGTTACGCATGACTTAAACCTTTCAGCAATTAAAAATAATTGGACAACTTACGTATACGACAAATCTGCTGGCACAACCACATTAAACAATAGTTTAATGTCTTTAGATGCTTCAGACTCTTCAGGGCTTAAAACTGCCAGGTCTATGTTAACTCTTAATGCCGCCCCAAGCTCAACTACGGCACAAACAAAATATACTATATCAAGCACTGTAGCAAAAATAATTAGATCTGGGTATGGAAGTTTTGTTATTAATACTAGCATGTATTTTCCATATGCAAGAAATTCAAACGGGTCTGCAACAGGAAATCAGATATGTCTTGGAGGCCTAGCATTTTGTTTAAATGATACAAATACTTCAGGTTATATTATAACCGTTGAGCCACCACAAAGTGCAACCAAAAGAGATATAAAAGATAGATGCGTAAAGGTAATTAGAGTTTCTAACGGTGTTGCCAAGGTTTTACCAGACAACCAACAAGACGATACTCAATTTCAAAATATTCAGGGCGGCAAATTATATAGCATACAGGTTAAATGTAATACTAGCGTGATAGAAGGAACAACATATTTAACCTTTAAATTTATGATTGATAATACAGAAATAGTTGCAGTAGACTCTTCTCCACTTACTATTACAAACAGGGCAGGGCTAGTTTCTGGAATTGGAACAGTAAGATATGATTATTTTTATACCTCTCCTATTACAGATGATCAATTTAATACAAAAGATATATATAGTCCATACAAGGGATATCTGGGAGAAAACTCTTTTCTTGTAAAAAAGTTTTCTAATTTTGTAATGTCTACATCTTCACAAACTGAAGACATAGGATACATGGAAGAATTTGGGCCAGTAGCAAGAGAAATTGTAAAGATATCTTCTAGAATAACTTCAGGAGATAATGCCCCAGCCATTCCAAGATATCCAATAATTACAATGAATCCCTTTGCCACTATTATTGGATCTAATATAGACGCATTCTCTATGGAAGCCTATATATTAAATAACTCTGGAACATATACCATGTTGAGCGATGGAGAGACAAAATTCTTCAAGGTCATTGGAGATAGTATTGTTAAATCTGATTCTTTTGAATATATTGACCCCACCCTTACAGCAATAGATAAAGAAGAGCAATTTGCTTTTGACTCAAGCTGGATTCAAAAAGAAACAGAGGCAATACAGCTATCAAATTTTATGAAAACTCAATGGTCTAAACAGCAGGATGTCGTAGATATTGATATTTTTCCAAACCCTTTGCTTCAAATAGGAGATATCGTAGAGATATCTTATCCGAAAGCAAGCCTATATTCATCAGAAGATTCATCAATTCCCTCTGGATATTCTGCTGGGAAATATGTTGTATTAGATATAACTCATAGTTGGTCGGATGGGCCATCAACAAGATTGCTTTGCAGGTCGATTTATGTCAGCTAAAATGGTAAAATGTTGATATGGCAAAAAATCCAGTTAACCCAAAATTAAAGTTATTCGCTGACGACCCATTAACTAAAGCATTAAAAAGAGAACACTGGGACGAGATAAACCCATTTACCTATACAATATCAAGTGATCCACTAGCAGGCCTTCCACAAATAGAATATACATTTTCTGATATAGTTCCTGAAGGAGATAATTCATCGGCAGCTCCTGGAGATCCTTTATACTTAGGTGTACAAAAATTAGAAGCACCAAATTTAGAAGATATTACAGTAATTAAAGCAGAACTTTATTATGATCAAAAGAAAGTTCCTAAAATGAGATTTGTTTTTAATGTTAAAAACCATGTTGGAGAAGGCGTGGTTGGCGTTAAAGGAAAGGGGGGATAAAATGAATATAGTAGGAGAATATGTATTTTATGAAAATGGTAAAGAGATTTGCCGTAAGAGTAACCTATTAACAAAGTATGGCAAGAGATTTATAACATCTTACTTGGCGGGAGCAATTTCATTTGATAATAAAGATATAGCAATAGGAATATCAGATGTTGCAGCAACAGTAAATGACAGTAGACTAGGATTTGAATTCTATAGATCTTCTGTAAATCTTGGAAGCATAGATATACAAACAGACGCAGGCACTGGAAATTCAACATATGCAGTTGTTTATAAAACAACTATCCCATCAGATGTAGTTGGAACAGTATACGAGATTGGTCTATTCCCAACACTAACAGAAGGTAATTCAGATTATAGTGGAAGATTTATTTCAACATTCGAGAACAATTTAAATTGGCTAGATGACTCTGGAGTTTCAGCCACAACAGTAACAACACCAGCTCCAAAAATAGGTAACACTTGGTTTAGTCTTAGTGCTAGTTCCAACTCTACAAACAAGTACAGCCTTGCAACAGTATTTGATATTTCTGGCTACAATCAAAATGATAGCTTTACTCTTGCATTTAAACAACAAGACACAAACTTAGATTATGTATTTGTTAGGCTTTATAGTTCACTAACTGATTACTATGAAATAAGATTTGTAGGAGATTCATCAACAACTAATAAGATTAATTCTTTAGCTTTAAGCAATTTATACAGCTCAGGTTATGGAAGCGGAACGCCAGACCCAACTTCAATTATAAAAGTTTCTGTTGGGGCAAAAGCTAAGAACACTGGCGCAACAACAGTATTGCTTGACGGATTAAGAATCAATGATGAAGATACCTTTAACACTTATTCGTCTTTAATAAGTAGATCAGTTCTTACAAGTCCAATTGTAAAGACATACGGAAGAGAGATTGATGTTGAGTACAGAATAGGACTTACATTCTAATGGTGCAATTAGCTGGATCGCTAGACGGTGGAGGCGCAGGAGTTGCTACTCCAGATTTGCAAAAAGATGGATCAGCTGCAGTTGCAGCCGCATCTATTAAGTCTAATGATTCCTATTCAATAACAATTGAAAATTTACCAGTAAAAATATTTGGTAGTTATAATTTTGTATTTCAGTATTTATATCTTGATGATTCTCAACCTACTCCAATAGATGGACCATTTTCTGCTACATATTCAATTCCCGCAAATGTTCCAGATTTGTCTGTTGCGCCAACCAATATAGTTGCAACTGGCGGATACAACTCTTATCAATTAAAGTGGGATGTTCCTACATTTGCAAGCTACGGAGATACAGTAGTTTATGAAAGCAATAGTGCTCTATCTGCACCATCAGTAAAAGTTGTATTCATTGGAACTGCAAACCAATGCACAATTTTAACATCAGACTCTCTTCCTAAATATGTATATATTGTACATAGAGATATGTTTCTTGATGCAAATAAAAAAGGTACACCATACGGCCCAATAACTATTTTAGAGCCAGTCTCTGTTGACACCACTGGTCCTTCTAATGTTGCCTCAGTTACAGCTTCGGGTGGAGTAGAAACTGGAGGAATTTCTGGATTCAATGGATTCTTAGATATATCTTGGCCTGCAGTTACAGGTAACGGAATTCGTGGATACAGAATTAGATATAAGGCAACAGGCTCAACTAATTATTCTTATGCAGATTCTCCAGGCACTGGAACAGCATATAGGTTAACTGGACTCGGCGTTGGCCTCACTTATGAAATTGCTGTAGCAACTTATGACGAATATAATAATACTTCAACATCTTACGTGGCGGCAACAAATGTTGCTATTAGCGGAACACCATTTATTGCAAGCACTGTAAATGTAACAGGATATTTTAATGCTACATCTGGCGGGGATACGGGAGCATTTAAATTTGGATATGGCGTAGATACAGGCAAAAGAGGTCTTGTATTTAATGCAAATAATTATTGGTATATAGATTCATCACAGTCAGCATCATTAAGAATTGGCGGAACATCAACAAATTATATAGATTGGAATGGCGCAGAACTTAAAATTAATGGAAATCTTGGAGTAGATGGCAATACAAAAATTGGTGGAAATATTGAGTTATCTACAGCAGGTGCTTCTATATATAATGGAACAATCAATTCAAATGGTAATCTAACGGGCAATGGATTTGCATTAAATTCATCAGGATTAAAGGTTGCAAGCGGATCTAATTCAGTAACACTAGATGCAGCATCAGGACAAATTACTGCAAATGCTGGAAATATAGCTGGCTGGGCATTGTCTGCAAATTCTCTTTCAAATAATAATATAGTTTTAGATAGCGCAGGATCAATAATTGTTGGAGCATCAAATACAAATGAAACAATAAGATTATCTTCAAGCAATACTGCTGCCAATGATGGAAATGTTTACAGGGCTTGGGTTGGAACGCAGGTAGCAAGTTCTGTTACACCACTTAGAATTACAAGAGAAGGAAAACTGTACGCTTCTGGAGCAGAGATATCTGGAGTTATTACAGCCTCAAGCGGAAGTTTAGGAGACTTGTCAGTAACTGGAAATTTAAATTTAACTACAGGAGGCATATACACTCAAAATACAGGGTTCTTATTTGGCGGACTTAGAATTAATGGAACTAACGCTGCATATGAATTTTTAAATGATTCCAATGCAGTTGCGGGACAAATGTATACTTTCAATAGCGGTAATGAAATTATAATTCAATCTGGAAGTTCTAGAGAAGGCACGGTAGGCTACCCAGCAAGCACATGGTATGCAAGCATTTCTCCAAGTGGAATATCACTATCACTTAATAACGCTTTAGGGCAACCAGATACAGATTTTAACATTCAGTCTGGTGGAGCAACACTTTACAATGCTTCTTTAACAATTCCAACAAATACATCAATAGCGTATAGTTCAGTTAGAAATATATCTGCAGGAACTGCAGTAAAATCTACTAGTGATTCTAGTGGATATGTAGGCGACATATATATACAATATTAGTGAGAAATGGTACAATAAAGTATGTCTGATATATGGATAAAAGCAAGCACAACTGGGACCACTAGATGGAAAAAGGCTACAGCCATACATATTAAAAGACTTAGTGCTACATGGTCTGCCGCAAAAAATATATGGATAAAAACTGGAACATCTGCATGGCTTAGAGTTTGGCCCTTGTCTGGAGTTTATTCTACTTCAGATCCATTTATTACTACAACGGCAAGCGGATCAACACCAATTTATTTTGACGGCGCACCCATAAGAATTGGTACAACTTATTACGGAAGAAATGGAACTTGGGATCCAAATGGATTTACCATATCTTCTTACTCATATGCTTGGCCATATTGGGACACTTCAGTTGTTGGAACAGCAGATCAACTAGGAACTTTAGCAACAGGAACATTTACATCTCCATCAAATGCATTAACAATTTCTTCACAAGCAAATGCTTCTGCAGCGGATGGAAAATATATATCTTTTAGAATTACTGCAAATGCATCAAACTCTGCATACAATGGAACGGCAGATTCAGAAAATACCTACGGAAGATCTAAGGTTATAAGAAGAACTCCTATAAATATATCTTTTGGAATAAATGGAACGGCTAGCGTAGGCTCTACTTTATCTGTAGGCTCTTCATGGAATACAACTGAAGCATATAAGCCAGATGCTGCTAGAAATACAATTTATTGGTATAAGTCTAGCAGTAATACGGCTATATATGATGGTCAAGGAAGAACTCCAATTTACTCTGCTTCTGGGTCGTACTCTTATGTTGTGCAGCCAGAAGATCTCAACAGCTATATCATTGCAGAAGAAACCGCATTTAACACAGGATCAGATTACGATATAGGAGTAGGTTTATTTACTAATGGATTAAATCAGGTAACAGCAGTAACTGCAATTGTAACAGATACAACACCACAAGCATTTAGCACAGTGTCATTTGTAAAAAATCACCCAACTAGTGGTAGTGGTGGAGTAGTAAGAACAACTTCTTTGTCATGGAATGCTTCAACAAATGCCACCAGATATCAAATTGAATACGAAGGAAGTAATGATAACGTTAATTGGACTAATGTTCAAACATTTGCATCTTCTTCCTATACAACTTCAACATCTCAATCTTCTTCCTGGGGTAGTCCGCAACCAGTAGGCGGATACGGGTACTATTATTTTATGAGAGCTAGAGTTAGAGCATCTAATACATCAAGTTCCACAACCGTGATTGGAGATGGAGGATCATACATATATGCATCAGGAGTTGCTCCAGGGCAACCTACTTTTGGAACAATTACAAAAACTGGAACAACAGCTTCAATACCAGTAACAGTTGGAACAGATGGTAGTAACTATTTATATTCAAATCCAATTGAATATCAATATAGAACATCTAGTGGATCATATCCTGGAACATGGACTTCAAGTTCTACTACAATATCTTTAACTGGGTTATCTGGTGGTACAACATATTATATTAAAATTAGAACTAGAAACTATGATGAACTAGTAAGTCCTGAAAATGAAACATCTTTTACAACCACTTCTGTTTTAACAGCGCCAACTATTTATAATGTAACTGCTGGTAATTCTAGCGGACAACCAGTAGTAGTTTATTTTACTGGAGGATCTGGACCGTATTATCAAATGTATTGGACTACAGGAGTTGCTCCAACATTTCCAGTAACACCAGATGATTCTGGATCATCTAATCCACTAACTGATCCTACTGGACCAACTACCGCCAGCTCTGCTAGCGTTATTTGGTATGCGTATATTAGATCTGTTGCTTCAGTTGGTGAAACAAGCGTAGGACCATCATCAGTAGCAAGTTCATGGAGCTCTGGATATCAATTTACTGTAACTCAGGCCCCACTAATTCCAACAATTACAATGAATGCTAATACTAATATTAGTACAAGCGGAGCAACAATTAATTGGTCATCAACCAATCAATCTTATGCTTATGTAGATAGTTTATATGTTGGAAATGTTAATAGTTATACTTTTTCTTTTCTAGGATCAAGCACAACTTATTCTGGAACAGTAACTGTTTATTCTTCTACTGGTAATTCGGCATCAGCTAACTACAGTTTTACAACATCTGCTCCAGCTCCAGTAACTCCAGCAATTACAAGCGGTCCATTTATTAGTTGGGGTTCTGGCAACAACTATACGCTTTCAGCAACTGCTTCAAATGCAACAAATCTTGAGTTTCAGGTTCAGTATTCAAGCAGCCAAACGGGATCGCCATCTACTGGAAGCGCAACTTACTTCTTTTCAGCAAGCTCAGGAGGCGGAACAACGGGAGCCCAAGCAAGCAATAGAAACTGGGCCAGAACTAGAGTAAGAGCAAATAACACCACCACTGGTCTTAGCAGCGCTTTTACTGCTTATACGGCGTACGCATAAAATGATAAATAATATAGAAAAAATAGAGATAATACAGAGTAAAATTAACATTATGAATTTACATGTGTCTGCTCTTCGTGAAGACATATCCCGTGTACCACTTGGGGATCATGCCGAAAAGCCAACTAGGCAGTCTGTGCTAGATAGCATTATAAGCATTATTGATACCCTGGAGATAGAAAAAATAGCCTTGACTAATCAGGGCTAAATGATATAATATAGGAAGGAGGCAAAAAATGACTGCATTAACAAATGAAGAAAAGGTTGTGATCGTTAATCAACATCTAAAAAACTTGAATTACAGCAAGTTTAATATTGAAATTTCCTTAATTGAGGAAAATGCAAAATCAATAAAAGATACAGATCAGATTGCAAGTCTTAACGCTCAATCTACAGATATTGACTCACGCATAACAGCATTAGAAACTAAGATAGAAGAACTATCTTAATATTAGATTAAGGATATACAATGGCAGATAAAGCCGAATTAGTTATAACTGCTTTGCAGCAGCGTATTGGCGAAATTGTCTCAAGCTATGAGACACAAATTGCCATATTACGTGCTGAGATAACTCAGCAAATTCAAGAAAAAGAAGAAAAAGAAAAGTCTATTAAAGAATTTGAAGATTCTTTACCACTATAGGAGATAAATAATGGCAATTAATAATTTACAATCTGTATCAATTGGAGACGGTGATCCAGTAACTGCAGATATGCTGCGTAAAATTATTGAAAATATTAATGTTATAGCTAAAGGAGACTCTACAACTTCAGTTCAAGTAGTTGCTGATAAAACTGTCAATGGCGGCACTGCAGTAGTTTCAAGAGGTTTAAATACTACAATAGGCGGAATCCAGCAGCTAGCGCTTTCTCCTACAATGAAATCTTTTCCAGTCCCATTTGGGGTAGTCTTTGATGGGATTCCAACAATTAATCTAAATATATCATTTGCAACTACTTCAACAAATGCGGCGTACACTCCATATGTAATTGCTCCCAGCACTACTGGGTTTAGTATTTGGTGTAAAGCTGCTACGACTACAACTAAAGCATTGCCTACCGAGGCTAAGATCCACTGGACTGCATCGGGAAATATCGCAGGTTAAATAAATAACCTATTGACAATCTAAATCAATATGTTACAATTACTGTAACATCAAAGTCACGTACCCGTGACTTTTTTACATATTAAGGTAGAAAATGAGCAACGATTTAAAATGGATGCTTTCATCCGATCAGCAGTTCCCGTATCAAGATGATAAGATGATAGCCCTATGGTTTAAAGTAATGAAATGGTTTAAGCCAGACGTTGTGGACTACCTTGGGGATACAGACGATCAAGCTTGCTATAGCAAGTATACAGAAGGTCGATCAGCAGAGTTTTTAAACTATCATAAAAACGATAGCAAAGATCTTATTGTTCCCATGATGAGGCACGAAGCAAAAGAAGCAAGAGATTTTTATGCTAAGACTAGAGAGATGCTTCCAGACGCACAACTTTTTTCAGCTTTAGGAAACCACGATATTCGAGTATTTAATTATGTAGATGCAAAGCTTCCTGATTACATTAAAGAGGTTACACCAGAGTCTTTGTGGAGTCTGGATTCATTAGGATACGAATACATTTATTATAACGAACTTCCTAAACGCCGTTTTGGAGATATTCACGTACATCATGGACTTTCTATATCTGCAACAGGAGCAGTAAGAAAAGATATGGAAGACCTACAAGTTTCTTTAATTAGAGGACACTCACACAGAATTGCCTCACATATGGTAACATATGAACTTAGAAACGGTGGTGAAGGTGAAACACTTCGTGGCTATGAAATTGGACACATGTGTGATGAAAAGAGTGATGGAATGAAATACAGCCAGCACCATGATTGGCAAAAGGGATTTGCAGTTGCTCATATTGTAAACGACTATCCTCATATTCAAATGATTCATATTGCACCTGATTATTCTTGTGTAGTTGATGGCAAGGTATTTACTTTATAATGTGGTGTGGTAAATGCAGTGGCAGAGTTTTTGTAGATAGAGTTTTTTCTCAAAAACTACATATGGAGCTATTCTGTATCATGTGCGGCAAACGCTGGATGTGCAATAAAGAGACGAGTGCTTTCGGGAAATGGCTAGACAAAAAAGAAACAATAAACTCAAAAAATTACGGTATTTCTTCTTAAACGATAAGATACATAAAGTAATTAAATCATCTAGATCTAAAGATGAGATAGTTGCTTGGTGTTACCCAGATAAAAAAAGAGTGATGTATTCTTACTCTCAAGTTGAAAAATATATGGGTAAAGCTTACGCAATGAGGGATGTTTCTGCATTACTTAATAAGCATACGGTTACTCTACACGATTATATTCTAGACGGCAAGATAAAAGCTCCTCAAAAAATATATCCCATAGGGGATCCAGATAACAAGAACTGGTCTAAGTATATGTTTAATGAAAAAGATATCTTGGATTTACATGAGTTTATATTAGATTCAGGACACTCTGGAAATGTTCCTTCAAGAACAGAGCTTTTAGGGCTTCTCAAACACAACATTATATTGTATACTAAGACAGACAGCGGGTTTATACCAGTATGGAAGGCGGAGTAATGACATTCAATGCTCAGTATACCCTTGAAACGGGAGCAGCAAAGAAGCGTAAGAGAGAAGAAGAAGTTGCTTACTGGAACTCATTGAATGGACCAGTTGTAATAAAGAATTCTAAAGGTGATGACGATGGCGAGTAGTCGTATTGTGATTTGCCCAATTTGTAATAAAGAATTAGAAGTTAGATCAGATTTTGCCCATATGACATTATCTAACCATACAAATAAGGAGCACAAGTGACAACGAGAGTTAAGGTGGACCTATCGTTCACACGTAATTTAGGCAATTACGAAAGTATTAAAATTGGAGTAGGCATTGAAGATGATCTTCGAGACGGAGAAAATGTAGATGCTGCTACTGAAAGAGTTTATAAGTTTGTTGAAGAAAAACTTATTGAAAAAACTCGTGAAGTGGAAGAAGAATTAAAACGTGGCAAATGAAAAAGAGCCTTATGTCCTCATTGGACTATACCTATCCTTGTATAAGGAAAAATATAATAAGGCACTTACTGTAAACAAGTTTAGAGAAAAGTGGGCTATGAATGATGTTATAGAGAGCGTAGGCTTTCAACGTGCTCAGGAGCTTTTGGTATACTACTTCTCAACCAACAAGCAGGGGCACCCATTAAATTTCTTCTATAATAACTTTGATAGAATTGATGCATTAAATAAAGAAATTAAAAAAGACAAGTTTAACCGTAGCATTCTATTGAATGAGACTAAGAAGATGGTGGAGGGCGAAGAGTGAATACAGAAGCAACACTAATCTCTGCTGTATGTAAGAATAAAGATATCAGTACGCTGTTGGCGGATAATGTTGATGATCTTTTTACATCACACAGAGACATTTGGGAAAGCCTAAAATCATATTACTATAAGTTTAAAGCAGTTCCAGAAGCAGGCGTTCTTATGGAACGACACAAAGACTTTGAGCCAGTTGAGGCTAAGGCAGAGACTGGATACTACCTAGACATATTAAAGAATGAGTTTATCTCAAACAAACTTAAGACAATTATTATGCGTGGAGGATCTGCTCTTAAAGAAGATGCAGCCTCTAGAGTTCTTGCACAAATGCAAAGTGATTTGGCTGGACTAAGTCGATATACAAATAACGTAAGAGACTTAGATATTATTGATGTTGAAAATGCAGCAAGACATTATCAGGCAGTCAAAGAGCGTTCATCTGTTATGGGTGGAGCACCAGGAATCCTAACTGGTTTTGAAGCAATTGATAAAGCTTACCCAACTGGTATGGCGCCAGGACATTTAATTGTTGCAATTGGCTGGCCAGGAAAAGGTAAGACTTGGTTTACTGCCTACCTTGCATGCAAGGCATGGGAGCAAGGATTCAAGCCAATGATTGTTTCTCTTGAAATGTCACCAGAAAATATGCGTGATCGTATTTTTACAATGCTTGGTTCTGGTATATTCCGTGCAAGCGATTTGTCAAAGGGTGATATTAATATTGATGACTTCCGTGACTGGGGAAATAAAAAGTTTGAAGGAAAGAATAGCTTTGTTCTTATTTCAAATGAAGGAGCATCAGAAGTTACTCCTGCAACCATTCAGGGTAAGATAGACCAACACAAACCAGACCTAGTTATTCTAGATTACCATCAGCTATTTAATGATAACAAGCGAAGCAATTCTGAAGTTGAAAGAAACCGAAATGTTTCTCGTGAATTTAAAATGCTTGCTGTATCAAATAATATTCCCATTATTGATATTACTGCTGCAACAGCAGACGATATCTCAGATCAAGATAATCCTCCTATGATGAGCCAAGTTGCTTGGTCTAAGGCGATTGAGTATGATGCTGATATGGCTCTTGCTGTTCACAGATACCCACAAACTAACATGATTGAAATTGTCTCACGCAAGAATAGACACGGTCATGATTTTAACTTCTATTTAGACTGGGATATCAACCGTGGTATCGTCAAGGAAATTTACGAGAATCCATTCCAACAGAGTGAATCACAAACAGATAAAAAGATTCCAAGTAAGAGTTGAGTTTGCTGACGACTCTGGTATACCTAGATTAAAATACCAGTACGAAAGCATGATCACTCATGACATGAGAAGCAAGGGCTATGCAAGAGTGCTTGACATAGATACTAACTTTTCGGTACAATTTGACGGACAAACGTGGGTGTTCCTAATGACACTTTACGGAGTATATGTAGGAAAGAAGCAGGCATGGCTATCAGAGGGCATAACGCAAGGAAAGTTAATTCCACGCAGTATGCGCCAAACCATATCAAGTCTATAGTTAAGAGTCTTGGATTAGATATAGTGGCGGAACCAGGTAATGAGGTTATGTTTTACTGCCCATTTCATTCTAATAGACATACTGCAAGCTGCTGCATAAACAAATCTACAGGTGTTTGGCTATGCTTTAATCCATCGTGTGGAGAGTCTGGCACATTAGTAGAGTTAGTAAGGCGTGTATTACATAAGAATGATTTTGAAGCTATTCGTTTTATAGCAAGTCAAGAAACAGAAGTTTTAAATAACTTTGATGAGATTATGGCGGGAATATTTGAAGAAAAACCAGACTTTGAAGAGTTCTCAAAAGAGACATTAAAAGATCTATATAACGGATTAGTTAAATCTGACAAAGCTAAAGAGTATTTTAAATCAAGAAAGATAGAAGCTGAATCAATGGCACATTTTTCTTTAGGATATTCTGAAAAGCAGAATATGGTTACTGTTCCAGTTCATAGCCCAGACGGCATCCCTATTGGAATTGTAGGAAGATCAATTGAAGGTAAGTCTTTTAAAAATAGCACCAATCTTCCTAAGAGCAAAACATTATTTAATGTGCACCGTGCCAAAAGAATTGGTAGCCAGGTTATAGTTGTGGAGTCTAGCTTTGATGCAATCCGAGTGCATCAGGCTGGGTTTCCAAATGTTGTTGCCACGCTTGGAGGATTTTTATCAACAGAGCAACACGGAATATTAAATAGATATTTTAATAAAATAATTGTAATGACAGACGCAGATTTGGCTGGCAGAGAATTAGGCCTGAGCATAGCCAATAGGTTAAAAAATAAAGACCTCTTGTGGGCTTCGTACGAATATGGTAAGATATACCCACATGATGCAAAAGATGCAGGTGATATGACCGATGAGGAAATTAAAGCCTGTATTGTAAACGCAGTATCTGATATAGAATACAGATCCTGGGCTTAATGCTATAATAGTAATACAGATGGATTTATACCATCAACTACATACAAGGAGAACAATATGGGAATCGTTAAAGGTTTAAAAGATTTAAATAAAGTAATGGACAAGCCGCAAGCTTCAAGCGGAGACGGAACTAAAGGTCGCTGGGTAAAGCTAGAAGATGGTGAAAGCGTAAAGATTCGCTTCTTACAAGAACTAGATCCAGATTCACCAACATACAATGAAAAGTTAGGTCTAGGATTTATTGCTGTAGAGCATACTAATCCAAAAGATTATCGTCGCAAGGCTCTATGCTCAATGGATGATCAGGGCAAGTGCTATGGTTGCGAACAACATCGTAAGGACTATAAGGCAGGGTGGAAGGGCCGTTCACGCCTTTACATTAATGTTCTTGTTGATGACGGCAAGGAAGACCCATACGTTGGAATTCTTTCACAGGGTTCAAGCGGAAAGACAGTAACTCCTACTCTAATTGAGTATGCAGGCGAAATGGGAAGCATTAGTAATCTAATGTGGCGCATTAAGCGAACTGGCACAAAGACAGATACAAGTTATACAATTATTCCACTTGCTAAGGATGAAACACCATTCGATTCAAGTTCTCTTGAGCTTTTTAAGCTTGAAGAGACTGCCGTACGTGATATGCCATACACAGAGCAAGAAGCTTTTTTTGCTGGTGAAAATGGACACGGCGAAGAGTCTTCTGCTTCTAGCAGCGTAGACTGGTAACAGGTTAAAAAGGCGGAGAATTAAGTTGAACTTTACACATTTGCATGTGCATTCTTTCTATTCATTAATGGATGGGCTTAATTCTCCTGCCGAACTTGTTAGAGCGGCAAAAGAGGCTGGACAAACAGCTATTGCAATTACAGATCACGGAACATTATCTTCACATCGTGAAATGCAAATTGCATGTAAGGATCAAGGCATAAAGCCAATCCTTGGAGTAGAAGCGTATATATCACCAACAGATAGATTTGACCGCTCCTCTAAAACAGATAAATCAATTCAGGCTTACAACCACATTATTCTGCTTGCTAAAAATAAAAAAGGCCTAGAGAATATTAATATCCTTCAGGAGCTTGCTTGGAATGAAGGCTTTTATCATAAGCCACGTATCGACAGAGAAATTTTAAATGAGTATAGTGAAGGCATTATTGTTCTTAGCGGATGTCTTAATGGATTAATTAGTAAAGCCATAGATAAAGGAAATATGGAAGAAGCCAAACTTCTTCTTAAAGGATTTAATAAGACTTTCGGAAAAGATTTTTACGTAGAAGTTCAATCTCATAACCCTGCTGAAATAAACTCTGCTCTTTTAAACCTTGCAGATGAATTAGGAATTAAGGCGGTGGCAACAGGAGATGCTCACTTTGCTAAAGAAGAAGATAGAGTATTAGAAGAAGCTATGCTTATTTTATCAACATCTCCCAAAATGGATAAAGATGCCGATTTTGATATGTCTAGAAATATTAAGGATATTAATGATAGATTAAACTATCTTTATCCAGATAGAAGAATCTCCTTTCAGAATTATAATTTATTTATTCAGACTCGTGAAGAAATTCAGGCTGATTTTGTTAAGGCTGGTATTACTAGAACAGATATATATGAAAATACAATGGAAATTGCCAATAAGGTAGGCGAATATGACTTTAATCAGGGTCTAGACCTCCTGCCAGTCCCTAAGACTGATGCCGATGAAAGACTAAGGGAGTTGGCTGAAAAGGGCTTAGAGAGGCTACAGAAGGCTTCAGACGATATCTATAAAGCTCGCCTTGAGGAAGAACTTAGCGTTATTGCCTCAAAGAATTTTGCCTCATACTTCCTTGTAGTGGCAGATATGATTAACTGGGCTAAAGATAATGATATTAGAGTCGGTCCAGGCCGTGGTTCTGCAGCAGGCTCGCTGGTTTGCTACGCATTAGGAATTACAGATGTTGATCCAATTAAATATGACTTGTTGTTCTTTAGATTTATTAACCCTGAGCGTAACGACTTTCCTGATATTGATACGGACTTTGAGGACCGCCGACGTAAAGAGGTTAAAGATTATTTAAAGAAGAAGTTCAAGCACGTTGCCTCTATTTCAACATATACTTATTTTAAGGATAAGGGTGTTGTCCGTGATGCTGCTCGTGTTTTTATGGTTCCACTTCAAGAAGTAAATCGTGCATTAAAGCCCGTAGATACATTTGAAGACTTTATTGATTCACCAAATACAAAAGAATTTAGAACACGATACCCAGAGGTTGTTTGGTTGGCAGAAAGATTGCGTGGGCGTATTCGTTCTGTTGGAGTGCATGCTGCTGGTGTTGTTGTTGCCAAAGATGATATAAGAAAATATGCTCCTGTTGAATCCCGTGAAGATGCACAGGATAAAGTGTCAGGAAGAATTCCAGTCGTTGCATACGACATGGATACGGTTGCGGATATAGGTCTTATTAAACTAGATGCACTAGGGCTTAAGACCTTATCTGTGATGTCAGATACAATTAAATCTATTAAAGAGAGAACTGGCAAAGATATAAACTTGTCAGATCTTGCGTTAGATGATCCAAAAGTTTATAAGATGCTAAGTGACGGATACACTAAGGGTGTATTCCAAGCAGAGGCAACTCCATATACAAATCTTCTTATTAAAATGGGTGTAGATAAATTTGAAGATCTTGCTGCATCAAACGCATTAGTTCGTCCAGGTGCAATGAATACTGTGGGCGCTTCTTATATTAAACGTAAGCACGGAGATGAAGCTGTTCAATTTATTCATCCAATCATGAAGCCATTTACAGAAAATACATATGGCGTTATTATTTATCAAGAGCAGGTTATGCAAGCTTGTGTACACTTAGGCGGAATGACTTGGTCAGAGGCTGACAAGGTTCGTAAAATTATCGGAAAGAAGAAAGATGCAAAAGAATTCGACCAGTTCAAGGATCGCTTTATTGATGGCGCTTCAAAACACATTTCTAAGAAACAAGCCGAGACGCTCTGGCATACTTTTGAGGCTCACGCTGGGTATTCTTTTAACCGTTCCCATGCTGTTGCTTATTCTATGCTCTCTTATTATGCTGCTTGGCTCAAGACTTATTATCCTCTTGAATTCATGTTTTCGATTCTTAAAAACGAAAATGACAAAGACGCAAGAACAGAATATTTAATTGAGTCTAAGAGATTAGGTCTTCGTGTTTCTCTTCCTCACATTAATGAGTCAGATATTTATTTTTCATTGCAAAAAGATAGAATTGTTTTTGGTTTAGCAGAAGTTAAATTTATTTCAGACAGCATTGCTAATAAGATTATCGATCAAAGACCATTTACAGACTATGCTGACTTTATTGATAAAGCTTCAAAAAAGGGTAGCGGAATTAACAGTCGTGCAATTGCAGCATTAAATTCAATTGGTGGAGCGGCATTTGAAGATAATCCAAGAAACGGCAATGAGAAAGACAACTATTATGAATACTTAGGTATACCTACATTTAATCTAGAAGGTATTCCTCCACGAATTAAAGCACAGGCAAGACCAATTGAAGACTTTGAAGACCTAGGTTCATTTGTAATGTTTGGTATGGTTAAGTCTATCAAGCGTGGCAATGGGTGGGCACGAGTTGAATTAGTAGATGAGACTGGGTCAATTGGTTTGTTCCATAATGAGCAAACGCAAATTGAAACTAACCAGATGTATTTTATTCTTGTAGGAGATAACCGTATTGCTAGATATATTAAAGTAAGCGATATTGATCCGCAGAGTAATGATATATTTGTAGATTATCTTTATAGAAAAGAATATGATCTTGAAGAAGATGAGTATACAGTAGTTAATTTTACTCCGTATACTACAAAGGCTGGAAAGACAATGAGCCATATTGTATTGTCTAATAAGGATAAAGAGCTCACTAGAGTAATTGTATTTCCAACTATGTATAAATTTTCCCTTGCTAAAATGCGTGAGGGAATGAAATGTAAGCCAGTATTATCTAAATTAGATGACGGTACGCTTATGGTTAAGGAAATAAAATGACAGAAGATATAGAAGGCCTTGTTACTTCAATTAGCATGAATCAAGTGCTTGTTGCTATCCTTGAAGAGCATGGGAAAATAGTTGTTCCAACACTAAGGTTCCTAGATGCCAATGTTGGTAATAAGGAATTAGTAATAGATTATGACGAAACAGGTCCGTCATTTACTTTTAGTTTGAGGGAGAAAGATGGAATCGAATCAGATTCTAACTGAGTACGGTCTAGATGCGTTGTCCGCAATGCTTCATGAAATTGCAAAAGAAAAAGGGTTTTGGGATGGAGAGTACAACCATGACAAAATTGGAAATAAATTAGCTTTAGTTCATTCAGAAGTTACTGAAGTTCTAGAAGCAATTAGAAAATCAAAGGGAAGCGAAAGCATTGTAGAAGAAATGGCTGATGTAATAATTAGACTACTTGATGTTTATGCCGCAATGAGAAATGAAGAACAGGTATTACATAGCCTAGATGAAATTCTAGAAAAGAAAATTAATATAAATAAAGAACGCCAAAGGCTTCACGGAAATTTATTTTAATGCTATACTATAGGAAAGAAAGAGTTTAAATGACAATAGAGATAGATGGCATTTTAGCCAAGCTAGATCCAAAAACACGAGCAAGAGTTCAATCTGCACAGGACATACAAGTTGAAAAGCAACTTACACCCAGCATTGGATTAAATTTTGCGTTGCGTGGCGGTTTGGGTTATGGTAGACAAGTCCTTGTATGGGGAAACAAATCTGCTGGCAAGTCTTCTTTCTGTTTACAAATGATTGCCCTTGCACAAAAAGAAGGAAAAACATGTGCCTGGATTGATGCAGAAGCTTCTTATGATCAATCTTGGGCAGAAAAACTAGGAGTAGATTCATCTTCCCTTATCTATTCTCCAGCAAAAACTGTTAATGATATGGTTGATGTTGCTACTAAATTAATGGATGCAGGCGTTGATATGATTGTGGTAGATTCAATCTCTGCTTTACTGCCTGCAATTTATTTTGAAAAAGATGGAAATGAAATGAAGGATTTGCAAGATACAAAGCAAATCGGCGCTGAAGCAAAGGATATGACCCACGCAGTCAAAATGTTAAACTATGCAAACAAAAACACATTACTTGTTCTCATCTCACAACAACGAAATCAATTTGGATCTATGCATGCTAGTCACATCCCAACGGGTGGCATGGCTGTCAAGTTCTTCTCTTCCACTGTTATCAAACTCTGGTCTTCTGAAGCTGAGGCTAATGCTATCAAGGCTGGCATTAAGGTTGGCGACAAGATTATTGAACAAAGAGTTGGCAGGCCAGTTAACTGGATTATTGATTACAACAAACTCGGCCCCCCAAATCTATCGGGACAGTACGACTTCTACTACCAAGGGGATATTCTTGGTGTAGACAGTGTTGGAGAAACTTTAGATGTCGCAGAAATGTGTGGCATTATAGAAAAGGGTGGCGCATGGTATACAGTAAATGGAGAGCGTTTTCAAGGACGTGCAAAGGCTGTAGCATATTTAAAGGAAAATCAAAATGTTGTAGACAACTTAATCGGAGAGATAAATGCCAAACATTAATGAGTTTCTTAATAAGCCAGAGAAAGTCTTTTCTCCAGAGCTTGAAAGACTAGGCGGAACAAAACCTTGCAATAAATGCGAGAAAGATTCAGAAGAATATTTTTGGGATGCAGTTAATATGACTATTTCCTGGGAATGTCCAGACGGACATAAGAATTCTTATGTGGTTGGATAATGTCAGAAAGATCAGAAGTAAAACGTGATGGCGCTAAGGCTCAAAAAAATAGTGGGCGTGGCGATTATCAAAAGGGTGATGCTAAATGGAATCAATTTCTTGTAGATTACAAGGAAGCCAAAGCATCATTTAATTTAAATAAAGATGTATGGGCTAAAATCTGTACAGATACTTTTAAGGTAAGCAGGGATATGCATCCTGCTCTTAAAATAATTATCGGTGAGGATTCCAAGGTTCGTCTTGGAATCATTGAGTGGTCAATCTTAGAAGATTTGATCGCATTCTGGGAGGAAAATAACAATGGCTAATCCAACAATTACAATAGTTGGCAGAGTAGGGCAAGATCCAGTTAAACTTAATGGAGGCGGAGTTAGACTACGCATTGTATCTAATGACCGTGTAAAGAATG